GAGACATCGGTCATCAAGGTTAACTTGGGTTAATCTTGGAATTCAAAAATTTTTTAGCCGTAGGACGGCACCAAGAACGTAAATTTATCTAATTTTCCAACCATCTTTAAGATGTTCATTAAGTGAAACATTAGAGTGTGGAACTTTATATGTTAGATGTTGTGGCTTTACGTAGCCTAGAACGCCTGGTAAGGTTGTAGGTGGCTGAGTACCATGCATATAATTAAACCTTACGTCAACGCCTCTTTCTAGATTCGTTATTACGTCTGGAAAGATTTTCCTAAATATCAAAATACCGTTATGTGCGTTTAAGAGCACGGATGCTCCACGCGATAATTCGCGGTCTGTTTTTGATAAGTCAGTGCGGAAGTCAGGATGCCAAATCAATTGATTAATCAATAACTTTTCATCTTGTATTCTAACTCCATTAATCCAATCAAAGCCAAGAAAGGAAATCTTTTTCCAATTTGGAAAGTGCTTTGATTTTTCCCACTGAATAGGTAAGTTACAATCGTCTTCCATCATGTTAGAGAATACGTCCAGATTTATGTTCGATGAGTCAAAAATAACATCATCACCACATATAAGTGTTCTACCCTGAGATAGTATACCTGGTTCGCAATACTCAAGAGCAATAGCATGAACAAGAGTGTCTACCATGTTTGTAAAGCCGGAGCCTGATGGTACACCTGTTTTCTTTAAAAAACAATATGCTGGTTGCTTTGGAAGCTTACTGACAGCATAAGAAACACAAAAATATTTTACTATTTCCATGAATATCTTATTTTCATTTGCTGTGAGTTGCAACTGATTCCTTAGTATACCGAATGCTAGTATACTGAAATCATTCAATACATTCTGATCGAATGCAGAAATATCTGTAGTGGTAATTCTTCCTTTCACATTTTTAAGCTTTTGCCTAAGTAAATTTGAAATTTGTGAACCACTACGTCCAATAACATAGAACGTATCAGTATCTATGAAATGGGATACAAAAGGCATGATATAAGTATCTTCTAATAAGATAATTACACCTGGATATGGATACATAACTCTAACTTTTAAATTTAAATCATTTAAAGTCTTTCGAATTTGTATTCTAAATCCTCTAGTAATGGGCCAGTTAAATGGGTTAAGCCATTGATTCTGTAAACATCTTAATGCTTGATTAGTCAGTTTATCCATTACATGTCCTTTGCGTTTAAAATCAGGAAACCCCGATGATGAGGCAGTGTTAATTTGGTTTTCGGCAGCATAATTGACAGAAACGGGTCTGAATTTTCGATTCGGAAATCTACATGCATCATAAACCCTATGTGCAGCTGCGATCAATCTTCTTTTATCACCGTTAAATTTTAGATCTCTTTTCATAAGATCCTCTGATTTTTGTAACGATTGATCAAAATCGGCAGTATCTGGTGAAGTAAATTGAACAATTTTCTTACCATAGCCAGCTTTAATTGTACGATCAATTAATCCTGTTTCACAATGTAGAGACGGGCGTCTACCCGCAAACCTACCTGCAACTTTAGTCCAAAAAGTGACTAAATGTGAGGATAGCCCAGATTCTAATTCGGCCTTGCGACCATTAACCTGAGAAAGCATCAAACCATAAAATCTCGACAAACTATGAAATACTTTATTATCATATGACGTGGATTGAAATAATGTGTTGTTTTTCAATTTTGTTTTCCTTCAATTTTATTATGGTATTGTCAGCGCATTGCTGAAGCGTGCCTTACTTTTGTTGACGAAGAGTCGGAACTCCGGATAATTCCC